TTATCACGGCGAGCCAGTATGCGGCTGGTGAGCTATACGGAGAGACCATGGCGCGGCACCGGGCAGTGGTCGGCTTGCCCATGGCCCAGCCGCGTTCGGTCACGGGCCTCCTCATCAACGAGGGGATCTTCGGCGGGAGTGAACCTGTCCATGACCCCGATCTCATCGATCGGCTCCGGAAGGAGGCTGCTGCCGCGACGATGGTACTACGCGATGCTGACCGGGATATGCCGGCCGGCACGAGGCGCGGCCCCAGCCTGTTGGTTCATTCCCTCGTCTGCTACGATGTCGATGCGGCGCTCTGGTCGGCTGCGGACTTGAAGTGGCTGGGCCATGGTCTTGATGCCCTGGCAAAACTTTATCGCATCCGCCACGACAGTTCCTGACGCAATGTGACGGGGTTAAGCGTAATGAAACTAGTCATAAGGCAATGATTCAAAAGGAAATAAATATTTGACCAGCTGGTGTTTACAGCCTAGGAGTATTTCCGAAATTGAGAATTCAGAACTGCGCCCGGAGCTCATCAGCTTCCGGGCGCAGTCAATTTTTGGCCGGCAGCCCCCAAGATCGAGATAATCAACCCCTTGCTCACATTGGGGTTGCAGATGGCAGATAAGTTCGCATATGAGGGTAACAAGTGGATTGGGGGTTCCCGGTCGGCGTTACAGCCTCGGTGAGTTTCACCGGGGCTTTTCGCTTTTATGGGCTTGGGAAAACCTTGAGGCCCCAATCTAGATAGCCTTCCCCCAAATTACTGCGCCCGCCGCTGCAAAAGAATTTTTGCTTAAGCACCCGGAATGCGCGGTTATTTTGGTCTGGACGTATAAAATTACTCCCGATCGGACGGGCAACCAAATCTGCGAGCTGTAAGCCCGACGAATTGACCTGCTTATGTGCAAAGATCACGTCAAAAGGCAGCTGGATCCCTTTACGGTTTGCGCCATCGCAAATTCGACGAAACTCCAACTCTAGTTCGTTGTCCTCTTTCGGTCCCCTGCGTTCGACAACGACATGGGTCTTCACTCCGCTTTGGTTCTTCTCTTCGAGAAACTCGTGGAGTGTCTCCAAGCAGAAACCCAATGCCGTGTGGTATGGGTTCTCGGCGTTGGCTGAGCGGGCCTGCAATTTCGTCTTATCGATCACGCAACTTATCAGAATGAAGTTGCTGGTATCGATAATGTCGGTGAGTTCATTGATGAAGTCGTTGCGGTGGTCTGGCCCGGTAAATTTGAAGCTACCCATTTCCTTACGGATTTCTCGCTCATGCAGGACCACCAGGTCATGGCCAAAATGATTGAATTTGAACTTCTGCAGGGCAGGAACGACCTTCTCGCTGTAGTGCCGCTTGTAGAAAACGCAGAAGGACAGGACGAAGACCGGGTATTTGGGGTCGATCGTTGACATTGAATGATCGCCACTCTCGTCGACATAGACGATGAAGTTACTGAATTTTCCCGGCGGTGCTTTGGACTCACCAGCCGCTTCCGCAATTGCTCCAGATTCCACATCGAAGAGCGAAAACTGTTGGGGTAGTGAGTCGTTATCCTTGTTCATGAACAGAAGTTAGCCCAGCCGATGGCGTGTTGCCACCCGCAGTACGCCGCCGGCTAGGGATTCCCATACGGAGTTTATGTTGACACTTCGGCTTCGTGGGCGCCGTGCGGTTGCCCAGCGTTTGCGTCGCCTTCGATCCGAACCCCTCTGCCGCGATTGTGCCCGCGCCGGGATAGTGCGCGAGGCGACTGTGCCTGACCACATCGTGCCGCTTGCCTACGGCGGATCGGACGAGGACAGCAACATCCGCTGCCTCTGCGCTGAATGCCATGCCAGGCGGACTGCGGAACAATTCGGCCAGCGCAGGACGGCCGCCGTGGGCCCCGACGGATGGCCGATTGGGTGACCAAGCCGGGGGCGGCTCGAAAGTCTGGGGCTTTGGCGGAGGAAACCGCGCATGGTCCAAAAAACGCGCAACCGCGAGTTAGCGACCGGGGGTTAAAATCAGTTTTTGGCGGCTTGAGAGCCGCTTAAAAAGCGAAGAGGCTCTTCCAACGATCTGGAATTGCCATAAATCTTATCAATAGCCTTCTCTCGATTAGATTCCTGGGTGAGATGGAGCTCCGAAAGCCCATGCCTGATTTGAGCGAAACAGCGCCGGCAAGCATCGAGAGCAAAGCTATTTTGGTCTGAAAGCCTCTCAACCAGACCACTTATGCTATTGAGCGTCTCTTCAGGAAAATCGAAATCCGATCCGTTTCGAATGGCAGAGCTACAATAAGACTCCATTCCATCGCGAAATTCAGAATACAATTTTCCTGCTTCACTAACTGAAAATGGGTCATCGCTCTCTCGTCCCCATAAAGTTCCCATGATAGCAAATCGCAATAATTTGTTTTCCTGATCAGGAAAAATTGCTTCGGCAAACTTGCTTGCGCCAATTAAAAAAGCGCGTTCCGTCAGAGCAGATCCTCGAATCCATTTCATATTCTCATCATCGAGTAGCGCAGACAGAACTTGTTCAACGCCCAGATCGAGTTTTGGTGTTTCGGGCAAAGCTTTCCTCCTGAACCGTCGGTTCGGTCCGAATCATAAGGCATCGATGCTGAGAAGTAAAATTGGACTAACTCGTTGATCGCCCAACAAAGCATCATGCACTGTATCGCACATTCAGCTAAGCTGTTGAATGGTCGATGATCACGATGCGCAGCGTGCATCTAACATCTAGGACAACCATGCAACAAAACTGGCCCGCCCAGAGCAGTGTGCTCTGGCCGATCGACAAAATTACGCCCTACGCCCGCAATGCGCGCACACACTCGGACGATCAGGTCGCACAAATTGCAGCCTCGATCCGCGAATGGGGTTGGACCAATCCTATTCTTGTCGATGAAGCGGGCGGCCTTATTGCGGGCCATGGGCGCCTACTTGCTGCGCGCAAGCTTGGACTGACCCAAATCCCGACCATGGTAGCCAGTGGCTGGAGCGAGCCCCAAAAAAAGGCCTATGTTATCGCTGATAACAAGTTGGCACTGAACGCCGGTTGGGACCTTCAACTTTTGGCTGTCGAATTGGAAGATCTTCAGAGCCTCGACTTTGACCTAATGCTCACGGGTTTTTCCGACAACGAACTTGGAGGCCTGCTGGCGCAAAGCAGTGAAGGGTTGACGGATCCCGACACGGTTCCTGATTTGCCGCAGACGCCAGTTTCAGTCCCAGGTGATGCTTGGATCATGGGTGATCATCGGCTTGTATGCGGCGATAGCACTGTCCAGACTGATGTCGACAAACTGATGCAGGGTGAGCTTGGTGATATGTTGTTCACCGATCCACCTTGGAATGTAAATTATGGCGCGATCAAAGCAGGCAATGCGCAAGGATATAAACCCCGTAAAATCCTGAACGATCATATGGACGAAGCCAAGTGGTGCGAATTTGTAAGCGGGTTTTGTGCCTCATTCTATGTCGTTACGAAACCTGGCGCGCTCGCTTACGTTGTCATGAGCGCTCAGGAATGGCCCGCAATAGACAAGGGTCTGCGCGAAGCGAAATTTCATTGGTCTTCGACGATCATCTGGGTGAAGGACGCACTCGTTCTCTCCCGCAAGGACTATCACACGCAGTACGAACCCTTATGGTATGGCTGGAACGAAGACGGACCAAGGATCATGCATGTCCCTGATCGCAAGCAGTCCGACATCTGGAACATACCTCGGCCAAGGGTCTCCGATCTGCATCCAACAACTAAGCCTACCCAATTGATTGAACGCGCGCTGCTGAATTCTTCGGCCCGCGGCGCTTTGGTGGTCGACCTTTTTGGAGGCTCAGGCTCAACGTTGATCGCTTGTGAACAGCAGGGCAGGCGATGCCGGTTGATGGAGCTGGACCCCAAATATGCCGATGTCATTGTTAAACGTTGGCAGGATTTTACGGGAAAGAACGCGGTCCATGAAGCTGATGGCCGAACGTTCAACGAAATTGCCGGCAACGAAACTGCATTTGTGTCCAGTGATTGCCCAATAGTCTAAGCCGCTGGGGCCGTCGCCAAAATACCTGGAGCCCTTATGGCGAAGACTTCAATATACAAAAGTCCCGTTTCAGACATCATTTTACATGTCAAAGCTTGTTTGACGTGCGTTCAACTGTGCGAAACACAGGAGCTTGGCAGTGAAGCCTGGAACAAAACCAAAGCCAACCCACCTCAAGCTCGTCACTGGTAATCCTGGTAAGCGTAAGCTGAACGGTAAGGAGGCTAAGCCCAAAGCATTGATACCTGCTCCGCCGGTCCACCTTACTACCGATGCGGTCGAGGAATGGAACCGGGTTGCAACGGATCTCTTCAACCTCGGCGTTCTATCCGAGATCGATAGGGCTGCACTTGCTGCCTATGCGCAGGCCTATGGCCGCTGGGTCCAGGCGGAACGGGCGATCGCTAAGATGGCGCAGAAGGATCATCTCACAGGAGGCCTCATGATAAAGACCTCCAATGGCAATGCCATCCAGAACCCTCTGGTAGGCACCGCAAACAAGGCAGCAGCAGACATGATGCGCTATGCTGCAGAATTTGGGATGACGCCCAGTGCCAGGAGCAGGATCGCAGCAACGCCGCCAGAAGAAGGCTCAGACCCCGCCGACCGGTTCTTCGCCTGATCGAACGCTGGCTTATGCCAATGCTGTCGTGTCAGGCGAGACTATCGCCGGGCCGCATGTTCGCAACTCTTGCCGACGACACATCGCGGACCTGAAGCGCAAGGATGGCATCTGGTTCGACCAGACGGCCGCCAATCATGCCTTTGCCTTTTTCGAGGAGGTACTGAAGCTTTCCGAAGGCCAGTTCGATGGCCAGCCTTTCCAGCTGGAACCAAGCCAGGCCTTCATTATCGGCTCGCTATTTGGCTGGAAGCGCAAGGATGGCAGGCGCCGGTTTCGCCGGGCCTACATCGAACAAGGCAAAGGCAACGGCAAGTCGCCGATTGCCGGTGGCATTGGCGTTTATGGGATGACAGCCTGCAAGGAAGCGGGCGCTCAGATCTATGCGGCGGCCGCCAAAAAGGAGCAGGCCAACATCCTGTTCCGTGACGCGGTAAAGATGGTGCGGCAATCCCCAGCGCTGGCCCGTCGGTTGGAGTTCTCCGGCGGTCCGGGCCGCGAGTTCAACATAGCGCATTTGCCGTCGGGCAGTTTCTTCCGCCCGGTGTCGCGCGATACGGGCAAGACAGGGTCAGGCCCTCGACCTTACTTTGTATTAGCGGACGAGGTCCACGAACTACCGGACCGCTCGATTATCGAAATGCTGGAGCGCGGTTTCAAGTTCCGCCGCGATCCGCTGCTGTTCATGATTACCAATTCGGGATCAAACCGAAATTCAGTTGCCTGGGAAGAACACGAACACGGGGTCCGTGTGGCTGCGGGCAATCCCGATGCGGTGCTGGACCCGACTTACCTCGGCCAAGTCATCGACGACACGACGTTCAGCTATGTCTGCGCGCTCGATGAGGACGACGATCCGCTGACTGATCCCAGTTGCTGGATCAAGGCTAACCCGCTCTTGGGCGTGACGATCACCGAGCAGTATCTCTCCGAAGTTGTGGCCCAGGCTAAAGCCATCCCGGGCCAATTGAACGGGATCTTGCGGCTTCACTTTTGCATCTGGACCGATGCCGAAACCGCCTGGATGGCGCGTTCGACGCTGGAACCATTGCTGGCCGAGTTCGATCCTAAAGGGGGACAACCAGTCTGGCTTGGATTGGACCTCAGCCAGAACCGGGATTTGACTGCACTGGCCGGCGTCCAGCGCAATGGCGAAAAGGATGGCAAGCCGTGTTTTGATGCTTGGGTCGAGGTCTGGACGCCGGGCGATACGCTGTCGGCGCGGGTGCTGCGTGACAAGCAGCCCTATGACTTATGGGTCGCTGGCGGATTTCTGAATGCGCCCCAAGGCGAGAACATCAGCTTGCGGCAAGTGGCGCAGGCGCTGGCTGAACTGGACAGTGATTATCGCGTCGAGAACGTGGCCTACGACCGTTACGCCTTCCGACGGTTTGAAGAGGAAGTCAGCGAACTCGGGCTGTCGGTCAATTTTATCGAGCACCCGCAAGGCGGCACCAAACGCGGCAAACCGCAGGACGGGATGAGCGAAGGCCTGTGGATGCCAGGGTCGCTGCGGCATCTGGAGGAACTGATCCTCGAGGGCCGCATCCGGCTCAAACGCAATCCGGTGTTGATTTCCGCAATGATGTCGGCGGTCACCGAGACCGATCGCTGGGACAACAAGTGGCTCTCCAAGCAGCGGGCCATCAACAAGATCGACGCAGCCGTAGCGCTGTGCATGGCAGTGGGGGCAGCAATGGCAGGCGACACCTCCGGCTTGATCGATGACTGGCTGAAGAGCCTGCACGCATGAACCTATTTCAAAAGGCGCTCGGATACGTCGCCCGCTCGATAGGGCTTACCGATCCGCGCCTTACCCAGGCAGTCGGTGGCCGCATGACTACTACTGGCGAAGTGGTATCCACCGCCTCGGTGTTGGGCCTCGCTTCAGCTTGGGCCTGCGTCAACCTGCTTGCCGGCACGATCGCTTCGCTACCGCTCATGGTCTACCGAACCCGGGGCGGCGCGAGGGTGGTTGCAACCGATCATCCGCTGTACATGATTTTACATAACAGCCCGAACGCTGATCAGACCGCGGTCGACTTTTGGGAGTTCATCTGTGCTTGTATCGAACTTGGCGGTAACGCCTATGCCGAGATCATAAGGTCCAGCGATGGCCGAGTGATAGCGCTCAGTGTGCCCATCGCTCCGGAAATAATGACTGTTCGCCGCCTGCGTGACGGCAGTCTGCAGTATGAATGGTCTGACAACGGTATCCGTTTGGTCGCTGCCCAGGAAAATATGCTTCACATCCGCGGATTTGGCGGCAATCCGCTGGGTGGGCTCTCGACATTGTCGTTTGGCCGCCAAACCTTTGGGTTGGCCCAAGCCATTGAACGCGCCTCAGGCGACACGTTCCGAAACGGAGTCCGGCCTTCGGGCCTCCTGAAGACGGCAGACACGCTGACACTCGATCAGCGCAAACAAGCCGAGGAACTGCTGCAGGAGAAGTTTGCAGGCGCCATCAATGCCGGGCGGCCCATGCTGCTCGACCGAGGCATGGACTGGGTTCAGCTTTCGATTAGCCCGGAAGATGCGCAGATGTTGCAGAGCCGAGCCTTTTCGGTCGAGGAGGTCTGCCGGTTTTTTGGCGTGCCGCCGTTCATGGTTGGCCACACTGAGAAAACCACCAGCTGGGGTACAGGTCTTGAACAGCAGACATTGGGGTTCCAGAAGTTCACGCTTCGCCGGCGCCTCAAACGCATTGAGCAGGCGCTTGCTAAACAGCTTCTATCGCCTGCAGACCGTCAGGCCGGGATCGTTATCGAGTTTAACCTAGAGGGCTTGCTGCGCGGAGACAGCGGCGCACGTGCCTCCTTCTACCAGCAGATGCTGAGCAACGGCGTGATGACCATCAACGAGGTTCGTGCGCTTGAAAACCTTGCACCCGTCGAAGGCGGCGAGGTGCCGCGGATGCAGATGCAAAATGTTCCCATCAACCGGATTAGCCCTGGATTGGGGCAATCCGGCACGTCTGCTTCACTGTCTGTGACTGATAATGGAGTTACGCCATGAACCATCTGGATTTCACTTTAGATACTAAGGCCGTTACCGACGGCGGCCTCATTGAGGGCATCGCTGCAGGTTACGGCAATATTGATGCTGGCGGCGATGTGATTGTGCCAGGCGCCCTTAA